AAACGCTAAAACATTTGCTGACGCTCGTCTTATGCCTGTGCCTTCATTACCAACAAAAGTGTATTGCGGATAACCTCCCGTATTTCTATCTGTTTGGTCTCCTGATACGCCTTTGATTAATGCCGCACCGGTGGCATTGGCAGCAAGGATAAGGTCGCCGCCGCTGCTGATGCGCATGGCCTCCTGCCAAGAAATGTCAGTACCAGCAGTTCCCGATGCGGCGTTACGCCAGACATGATTACCAGCGTTTTGATAATAGTTGGTAGCTTCGTCTGTAACTCTGTATTCCCATGAGCCATCAGAATCCACAAAGGCATTTTGACTAATGCTTAATGAAGCATCAGCAGTTGCCGCTGAATCAGCATAGATGTTCGCAGTGCCGCCCAAAAATATATTTGAGTGACCGCTATTACCCGTAGTTGTAGAGGTGCCGATGCCCACGTTACCGCCACGGATTCTCATACGCTCACTTGTGTTTTCTACAAAAGCTAAACCATCTGGCTCATCGCTTGATGCAGATCGTATGGTCTTCAAATGATAGCCAGTGCTGCCGCTTTGATGTTTCATCGAAATCTGAGTGTTTAACGAGTTCGCTGATCCTTCGCTAACATCAGTAGTCACGCTGCCGGTGAACGTTGGATTAGCAATAGGTGCCTTAGCGTCTATCTGGGTCTGTATGGCAGAAGTTACGCCGTCCACATAGTTAAGTTCAGCAGTGGTAGCCGTCACACCGTCTAGGATGTTTAGCTCGGCAGCGGTAGAGGTAACGCCGTCTAAGATGTTTAACTCAGCGGCGGTGCTGGTTACTGTGGTGCCGCCAATCTTCAGCGTGGTGATGTCAGCAGTTGTCAGTGATGAGCTAATTAAAGTCACTACGCCGGTTGAGTCAGCAATCGACCCCGCAGCGGTGCCATCTTTGGCTTTTATGTTCGTGACTTCAAGATTTGTTAAGTCAAGGTTCGTGGTATTCAGCGTCCCGATGGTTAGGGTCGCACTGGCCGAAATGTTATTGAAGTCGGCGCGGGCCAACTCAAAGCCGCCAGCAGTTGAACCATCGTTAACGTGTACCGAATCGTTGGTGGTGTTTACAACGATTTCACCTTCAGCCCCGGTAAATGCGGCAACCTGAGTGCTGGTGCCTCTTCTGATTTGTAGTTGTGTTGCCATCTCAGCCCTCTAAGTTTCTCAGTTGTTCTAATGCCCATGCGAATTCAGGATCATCGGGCGGGTAGAATTTAATGTCTATTATTGCACGTTCACCATCAACCATCGTGTAGTGCAGAAAAATACCCGACTCGTTTTCGTAGCCATCAATTAACGTCATTACGTTACCTTGTAGATTTTCCAGCTTAACGTTAGGTCGCTAGGCGAACCCCAGCCCGCAACGTGTCTGCCGACCATCTCAATTTTTAGAGTAAAGCCTTGCGTACCTTGGAACTTGGTCAAAGGTAAAATGGTAGCGACTGGCCCCAGCATCGAAGTGGTTTGATAGCCAACGTTGGTGTAGAAGCTGCCGCCCATCTCGACGTTACAAAGTAGCGTGGAGTTTGATCCGCCCCACGCGGTAAAGCCAGCCGAGTAAACGCCCTTCAACAAAGAACGTCGCCAGCGTATCTATGTCGCCAGAGAATGTAGTTGTTTGGTCGCTTGGGTAATAAGTACCGCTCGCAACAATTAGGTTCCGACTTAGGACAACGCCGTTGAATTCAGCATCGCCATTCTTGTTAATAATCCAGCCAGCAGAACCCGCTGAGTAGTTTGACGATTGTATCGTGTTGCCGATTTTGGCGTTAGTGATGATGCCGTCAGATATTTGTGCGCTTGACGTTACAACATCAGACGCAGCCAGCTTGCCCGCTGTTATCGCATTCGACTGGATGTTATCCGACTGGATGAATTCAAACGTACCAATAGCAGCAACAACCGCCGCCGTTGTGATGGATGATGCTTGAATCGCACCAATTACCGCCGAATCTCCGAAAATCTCAGAAACGTTGAGTTTGTTTGCGGTCAACGTGCCAGTTGATATCTCAGTTGCGGTTATGGTTCCGGCTGCAATCTTTCCGGCGGTGATACTGTTCGCAACTAGGCGGTCAGCATTTACCGAATTCGCCAAAATCTCATTGCCGGTCAAAGTGTCAGCAACGATGTTACCGGCCAAAATAGTCCGGCTTGCGATAAGGTCAGCAGTAATTGTATTTGCTGCAATCTGATCCGCGACCAGTTTGTCAGTAGACACCAGCACAGACTTGATATTGGCCGCTGTGACCGAATTGGCTGCGATGTTGGACGCTACTACCGAGTCAGCAAAGACCTCTGAGGCGTTCAATTTGGCCGCTGTAATCTGACCCGCTGCGATCTTAGGTGTGGTGATTGACCCGTCGGTTATCTCGGTTGCGGTGATGCTGTTGAGCGATGCAAGCGCACCCGCTCCGATACCGCTTAGAGAAACCTGCCCAGCACCAGCGCCGCCTAACGTACCATCCGCGTTGATCGTGACGTTGGAATTCTTCAGACCTGCCGCTGCGTAAGCTGCTGACAGTTCACCGGCAACTTGAGTTGCTAGGTTTACCGTATTCTGCGCTGCTAGTGCGCCAGCCCCTATACCAGAAAGGGTTACATTACCTGCACCGGCCCCGCTCAGTGACCCGTCTGCGTTGATAGTGATACCACTATTTCTCAGACCTGCATTCGCATTCGATACAGGCAATTCACCGACCACCTGCGTGGCGACGTTTAGCTGGTCGCTGAGATCAGCCGCAGATATGGCCGTGGTGAATGATGTTCCCCGTGTACCTGTACAGCTTGTTGTCAGTTGTAAGAAGTACCGTCCGGCCTTGAGTGTTGCCAGTAGTTGGTAACGCCCCCAAAACCTCAACGGGTCGCAGACTGTTAGGGAACTGGTCGCTATCAAACGTGCCAGTCAAATCACTGGCGTTGATCAGAGTAGTAAACTCAGGAACCGAGCTGTCGTACCTGTACAGTTTTTTGTCAGTGGTCAGAAATACGATATTCGGGCCAGTGTATCCCGAAGGTGACGGCAAGCTAGTAACCGCTGAGATTGGCTCGACACCACTAGCAAAAGATGCCGCAGTAATCGAACCGGGGTCTACTTCCGATGCCGTGAACAGATCAGTTGACCACGCCGAACCCGTCCAAACGTATAAGGTGTTGGTTGTGGTTAAGAACTTAATCTGACCAACGTGCGAACCTGTAACGCCGGACAAAGTACCCACCGGCTCTATACCAAACGCATCACCAGCAGCAAATTCATCGAGAACGTCTTGCGCCAAGTCATTCATTGCGACCTTTTGCGTGGTCGCGTTTACAGACGCGCTGAACCCAGAAACGTTACCGGATCGGTCTGCGCTTCTCAGCCAGTAGTATTTAGTGACTGCGTTACCTAAGCCCGAAACCGTATGCTGGTCTGCTCTGGTCTGAACAATCAGCGAAGATGTGGCGCGGTTGTCGGTGTCGTTTTCGTAGATCTCGACATAAGCTAAATCTGAATCGCTTGGGTTGTCCCAGTTCAGCTTGATTTGCTGAATGCCGCCAGTGGCGGTAATTGATCCCGGTATACCCGGCGCAGTCTGATCGCCCTGCAAGGTGATCGTGCCGGTTATGGTTCCTGACGTTGTACCTACAACCGTGACCGCTTTCACTCGAACGGTGAATTCTTCTAGCTCTTGCATCCCCGAAATGACAGTCGAAACGCCGTGGACGTTGACCGATGAGAATGCTGTACCCGCTCCACTGATGGCCTCGTTAACGCCGCCATAGTTCAATTCAACGGTCGTAGCCGTAGCAACAGAACCGTAGTCGATGGTGGCCGTGTATGAGTCGGTGACTTGCCCGTAGTCGATCTCGCCTTGTGACGTTCTCTTGAATTCAACGTCGTAGTGGCTGACATAAGTGTTTGCGGTGGGCGCAGTCCATGACACCCGAATCGCTGGCAAAACCGAACCATCGTTACCTAATACAGTGGTTTCAGTCAGTGTTAGACCCGACGGTGCTTCTTGCGCGGGGACGTTGTTAACGACATCCGTATAATTGGGGTCATTGGCCCCAGCCGTGGCACTAATCGTGCTGGTATCATTGTCGGGCTGTCTGTCCGACTCCACGCCCGCGCCACTACCGGCGCCGTAGGCTAATGCGCGAATCCAATAGAATCTAGTGTCACCCGGACTAATAGCATCGGCAGCATTCGACGCATCGTGTATAAACTGGGTGCCTCTAGTGCGACCAATCTCAACCTTGTTCGACCAACTAGAATCCGGTGACGCATAAATCACAATCTCAGTGAATAAGCTAGTCTCGGTTGGATTCGTCCAGTTCAACTCAATGTTTTTAAGGCCAGCAGTCGCGGTTAAGTTGCTTGGATCTGGTACGCCCGGAAACCCTGCCGTGATTACACCAGTTGCGCTGATTGTTGAGTATGCAGAAACATCAGGATCGGCATAGCTTCCAGAATCATCTTCGATCAAAGTCAGGTTAACGCCGCTTGCGTTTGACTCCGAGAATGACCAGCCGACGCAACGGAATACTTTGTTGGAATATCCCAAATCGCTAAGGGTAATGCTTACACGATCACCCACAGCTACACGCAACCCAGACAAATTGCATGGGAACGTGATGACCTTCTGCTGGTCACTTAACTGCACCAACTCGTTCGCAATACGCTGCGCCATATAGCTGGTATTAGTCATCGGCAAGCTGATGTTGCGCTCTAGTGTCTCGTTGTTATCTCTTTGCAGTGCCGCAGTCAGTTGTACCGCAGGGAACTCGACCGACTTGTGATTATCAGCCGGTGATATGTACATCCCTGTGATCTTGTTAAACCGCTGTGAACGCTCTACAGACGTTTTTACGATTACCGCACCCGCTAGGTCATCCTCGTCTAAAGACTCGCTAGGAGCCGCGTATACGCCCGCTCTGATGGTGTATTTGCCTGATGTGTAGGTCAGGTTGCCGTTCATCGCGCTAAGTATCTTGTCGATATTTTGACGATGTTGATCGGTGCCAAAAATTACACCGTTACACGTGAAACGTTTTTCAGTAGTCGAGCCGGGGATTGATACACTTACATCACAAGCATTCGCCGCAGTGACTACCGCATCCCAATCAATCTTTGCCGCAGCGATACCTAACCCGAAGGTCGAACTCATCAAGTAATCAGCTATGCACAGCGCAGGGTTGTCAGTCCATGCCTGATAACTCGAATCAGTAGGATTAGCACCCGCAGATGTATCAAGGCGCGGGTCGTAGATGTCTTTTTTGCCTTTAACTAGGGCTTTTATATTGTTGGGCTTTTTCTTGTCCCAAACAGACTGCGACTCATCGGTCAGCGTCCACTTGGTCACGATATTAGCAACGCCCTTACCTTGATGCGAACTGGTGTACTCAGTAAACGCAGAAACAAGATCCGAGTCTGCGGCTTGGGTCGATGTTCCTAAGTGCTTGTTTATCTTACAAATTGTTGTGCTGGCTAATGGGCCGAAGTCGCCGGTTGTTACGTTGCCGCCTGTTGCAGCCCCGCCGCCGATAGATGCGTTTGTTATCACTTGGTCATCAAAATAGATGTCGGTGATGCTATGTATTTCATGCCCAGCCAGCGCGATCTGATGGTATAGGTCGCGGTTATCAGTACCCGCTACACCCACAAAGGTTATCGGGCCGGATACTAAAGCTTGGCCATAGATTAGCTTTTGCGGTTCTGTGGTGCTTCTGACGGTGGCTTGCCGATTCGATGCGTTATCACCAATCGCTGTCGTGAGATCAGGCATTGCATTAGCGGTAACTAATCTCGCGCCACCAATAACAGCAGCGGTTCCCGCGACGATTGCTGTAACACCAGTGGCCGCACCTAAAGTCACGGCGGTGCCGATCATCTCTAAAGCGACTCCGATTTTTACAATCAGCGCAGGGACTACTTGTGGCATTTTCTACACGCTCCAGCCGCAAACTAAATAACGATCTTGCACCCTAATCAAACCCTTCTGCGTTAGAGCAACGACTTGTGAGCCTAATTTGATGCCCATGATCTGCCCAACAATAGGCATATCAATCAAACAAGGGTCGCCATCTTTTAACTCATCTGAAGGGTTGCCCAAAATCGCAACGATCAAATTCTTCAGGTCGCCGCAACCACTGATGATGTTGTCGGCTTCCTGCTCGGTATTATATTGGAAATCGGCAGCGTAATCCTGCCCAGTCAGTTCTTTAACGATAAAAGCCGCAAATTGGCAGCAATCAGCGTCGCCATAATTGAATTCACGCCGTTGCCACTTATTGAGCGCGGCCAGAACCTTCATCAGCGCGTTTCAAATCTAGGTCTGCTTGGCATCGTATCAAGATCAGGGGTGCCGCCAGTAGTAGAGCCAGAACTGCCCCACTGTATCTTCGCGCCTTCAATGTCTTTCAAGAACCCGAAGAACAGATCACCCGAATGAGTTTCTTGCTGATGCGCGTCGGTGAATCGTCGATTAGATGCGCGGTCGAACTTCGCCAACTCGCTTTCAGCGATCAAGGCAATATCATCGCTGCCCTGATGCCCTAGCGATACGTTCATCTGATCCATGAAGCCAGCCCACACTTCTGTGGGATCAGCTAGTAGATCGTCTGCGCTATCCAATGCCCCGATATACAAAGTAACCGGACGCATGTAGTAGTCTTCGTTCAGTGCTGCGTTACTGATCGTCGCGTCGATAGCAGACAGGCTTAGCGTGATCTTGTACGGGCTGACTTCTGCGCCTTCTTCAATAGGCGGATATGTCACCCAGATCGCCTACCCCTAGCCAGTCTTGCCCGCCCCAAGTGTAGGTTCCGATTGAGTTGTGCAGGTATAAAGTACCTGATGAGAACTCCAGCTTGATGAACGTAACCGTGGCAACGTGATTAGCAACCAGCGCATTGGATACGTTTGTTGGAAAGTCTCTGCTCACGCTAGAACATCCTCGATTGCCTCAATGGTGAAGCTAGAAAAGATGCCAGGTTGGTTATTCCAAGATGCTGGGCTGGCGAGCATGAACACCCCATTGACCGGAGCGGTGTAGTCGATAATTGTATCGTCGGCAGGTTGTTTTCTAATAGGCGGTGCTAGTGACAGCGTCAGATTTCCTGAGCCGTCAGAATTAGCGTCAGCCGTAACCATATGCAGTTCATTACTAAACGAAACGTAGTCCCCTGCTCTAAGGTAATTCGTAACACTGGCAGTCGCGCCATCACAGACCAAGCTAGATCCAGACTGACTTGCGCCGTTTACTCTTAACGTGCCGCCACCTGCGCCTCGAAGGGTGTATGAGTGATCATGCAACGTAAACCTATGCTCTTGGCCGTTAAGCTTCGTAACGAATGCTTGCATCTCAGCGCGGTCTGCGCCGGTCAGGTTGTTGAACTGTAACGCTGCGCGCCATAACGAACCCTTGCGACCTACAGTCTGAACCGCGTTAGTCAGCGGCGACCGATAGGTTCGAGTGTTGCTAACTAGCTCAAACGTGCTAGCTGATGGCGTTATCGACGGGAATGTAAAAGTTGTCATACAAAGCGCCTTCTACGCATCAAATCTTGAATGGATAGAATAGTCTGCTGCGATGTCTGCTGCATAGCTGCCCGGATCTTCATATCGACTTCAGGGCCAGCGCCCTTGGCATCAATGTTATTCACAACAGTGATACCGCCGCCCATCTTATCGTTAGGAACAATCGACCCCGATGAATTAGGTATAAACATCTCAGGGCCACGCTCGCCAACCATGTAAGGGCTTCCAGCTTGTACCGATCCACCTATAGCCCTTCCGGGAACTGACTCAGAAACCTTAGCGGCACCGCCTAATGCGGTAGATGCCCCGCCAGTAAGTGAGGCAAACAATGGCTCAACGATTAAATAGCGAATTAGCATCTTGGTTAAATCTTCAACGATACTTGCTGCCATCTTTCGGAATGCTACAGCCAGATTCGCCGTACCAGCCGCCGCATCGAACAAACTATCGGTCAGGTTGTTCATTGTATTGGTTGCCAGCTTTTCTAGTTGCGCCGTAATCTTTAGCGTTTTCTGGCCAGTGTTTTCTATTGATTCGCTGATATTGTCGAAGGCATCAACCGCCGCATCCCGAAAAATCTCCATAGTCGAAGGGTTGAATGCTTCTGTTAACGTGGTGCCGGTTGATGAGGCTGATTCGCCCAACTTGCCGACAACGCCAATCATGCTATCAATTGCGCTAATCGTACCGCTTATATCGACTTCTTCTATTTGCTTCCTGAATCTTTCCAGCGCCGGCATCATTTCTGAAATAAACTTGTTGAAATCGTTGATAGCGCCGATGAGTCCGTTTACAAAATCTTCAGCCCCTTGCAAGGCATCCCTAAACGCCGTCAGCAGATTGATCGCAACCACTTTGGCTAGATTCTTGAACCCGCCTTCGGTCTTAACTAATTGCGCGACATACTCTTGGAACGCTGTAACCCCGCTCTCAATTGCTGGGGCTAAAGCTGCAACAAACTGATCTACCAGCGCGCCGGTAGTCATCCGCATCCTGCTTATTGCGTCATTCGCTTGAGCCACACCACGCGCAGCATCATCACTCATAACTAGGCCAAGCATTTCGGCTTCTTTGAACATGTCGCGCAAGCCGTCAGCACCAGAATCTAGCGTCTGCAATAACGCTACACCCTCCGAGTCAAATAGCTTCATGGCTACTCGTGTACGGTCAACTGCCGGAACATTCTCGTCGAATGCCTGAGCCAGCTTGATCATCTGTTCTTCTAGTGGAAGCTTTGCAAGATCAGCAGCGTTTAGGTTCAGTTCACGCAACGCGCCACGGGCTTCACCTGTACCACGCGCAGCCTCGGCAGTTCTTCTAGTGAACCGCTGCATCGCCATGTTCATGGTTTCGGTGGAAACGCCGCTTAGCTCTGCCGCGAAGTGCAGCTTGCTTAGGGCTTCGGTCGTAGTGTTTAACCTGATCGCCGTCTTAGATAGCGCGTCGGTAGCTTGCAAAGGATCTTTGAACCAGAAGGCCGATACCCCCAACACCTACAGCGCCAACGATGGCACTTTTCATGCTGAAGATAGCCCCGGCTACACTTTTCAATCCTCTCGTAACGGATGAGAAACCAGCCTTGGTTTTATCAACCGCCTTGATCGAAATGCGAACGTCTTGGTTAGCCATTGTCCTTGCCTATGATCTTGAAGTAGGCCAGCCACTCGTTGAATTCACTAACGGGTATCTGCTCAACTTCTCCGATTGTCTTATGTAACCGATCTGCCAAGGATATAAGATTCATCCTCGACGGATCGGACATCAGTTTTTTTCCGCATCCTCAACCGATTCAATCTCAGCAAACATTTGATTGGCAATCTCGGAAATTACCACAGTTTCTTCGCCCATCAGATCGACGCGATCTTCAGCAGCAGTGAATAGCTTTTCGCCATCTTCGCTCGCCGCCTTCATAACGATCAGATCAACCATTGCAGCAACCGTTGTGTTCTCTAAGAACTTCGGGTGCTTCTTCTGCAACTCGTTTAAGTCGTAACAAGTAATTGGGAAGCAGTACATAACAAAGGGCCGCCCTTCCGAGTCAGCCCATGCGTCAACACTTATCTTGCGAGGGTTTACGGTGCGTCTGTTTCTTAGCTCTTTAGCTAGACCCATGTGCTACCCCTATGCTGTTGCTTCTGTTACCGCGCCTGAGATTTGTACTTCAAACGAACCTTCAACCATTCCGTCGAATGCCGCAGTGATCTCGTTGCTCGTTACAGTACCGCCGCCAGTGTAATACTTCTCGCCGGTTCCGGTGCCTGTTGGGTAGACCTCAAAGATAACGCCAGCAGACGCATCCATTACCAACTGAACCGCGTCAGCGTCATCCCAGTAAACTTCTACTGATAACGTGCCGGTAGTTAGTGATGATTGATATGTGCGCGCTGAATCACCCATTGTGGTGTCTTCAATCGTGTCGGCGGTTTGTGTCAGGGTGTAAGATCGAACCTCACCCATAGCAGCGGCAGAACCGCCAGTGACGGCTAGTTTTACAACGCCGCTTGATCCTTTCGTGGTAGCCATTCAGAAATCCTCTAAGTTGTGCCTCTGGTGAATTGGTATTCAATCCGTGCCGTTATGATAACACCTCCGACGGGATGTATAGAACCATCGTCCGTTTCAATACTTACGATCTGCGTATCAATCGCGTGACCGCCTCGCGTTCTATCAACGTCCAATTTCTCTTCTATTGCTTCGATGATGTTATTTCTTGCTGTATCAATGGCCGACGCCTTTACATAGCAGACCAGTTGATAGTCAACCGTTCCAAACCGCTGCGTTAACGTGCCTTTGATTGTTGAATCTTCACGATCTTCGTTCTGCGTTCTAACTAGAATCGCAGGGTATTGAGCGTTGCTTAGCTTATCGAATTCAAACGGCTCGCGGGTCACATACTTAACCGCTACAGGCGTCGTGATGGCCTGTAATGATGTAACCAGATTGGTCGCAATGTTTTCTCTAACACTCAAAGTTGCTTCCTAAAAAATACGCCCAACGCTTTTTCTTCTTGTCGATTGAAGCCAAAGAACGGGCGCGACTTGTTATTCATCGCCGCCTTTTCTGCCGCCTCTTTGTTGTCAAAGTATATCTCAGCAGTGCGCTTATCTTTGCGCCTAGTCTGCATCGACCTAAGCATTTGGCCAGTATTAAACAGATCAACAGGGGATGTTGGCTTGCCTTCTTTGGATAGGGTCGCCATGTACTCTGGGGAATACGCTCTAAACGCCCCCAGATAACCCCTGCCGTCTGCTGTGCGCTCTTTGATGATACCCATGCCATATACGCCTGTGCGCAGTACAGCCCTCGGTACGCCCTTCAGGACGCTCTTTCTGGCCTTCTTACTGACCTGCGTTAGATCCTTGGGGGTAGTTGTTACCTGTAATCCAACGCCCTGAGCCATTAGCGCACCAGCCTACCGAATGAGACTATTTCTTTCTCATCCGCGTCGATTGTCCCGCTGTTGTCATCGTCGTACTCAATGCCGTCCTTGAAGATGTCGCTAATTTCTTCTTCATAGCGCATCTTGTAGAAGTCCAGCATCTCTTTGAATCTGTCACCGTCTACCCAGTTGGTCAGTTGTGGTAGTGCGTACTTCCACAGAACCAAGTAGCTGTTGCAGCGAGTCCACTGGGAATCTGTCAGATAAGCGGGGTTCATCTCCCCTGGAATCTGCTTCTTGTACCACCACTCATTTCGGATGGTACGGGTCAGGTCTGTTTGCGCTTTCGCGTGTTCAGTCGCAAAGGATGTGATGCCGAAGTCCAAGATGTCAGGGACAAGGGCTACCAGATCGGAGTCTTGAGAAAATGCCATTACCACTTCACCTTGTCAGCCCAATACGCGGCTGATGCTGTTTTGTCTTTGCGCCCTGCTGCTATCTGCTTGGCGAACCTAGCCTTGAACGATCTACGCTTGGCCTTGTCTGCCTCACTCTCACCCTTGCGAGGGGGCTTATTCTCCGCACCTTGTAGCCCAAAGCGGATCAGACGAACCTTGTCGCCTTCCTTTGCCAATACTGCATGGCTTTTCTCTGGGTGCTTGGGTGTGCGCTTGGGTTTGTTGTAACCCTCGAACCGCTCGCCTCGGTAAGTTATAGCCAATAGAACCTCCAAAAAACAAACCCCCGGCGAACCGGGGGCAGTCCCAAGGTGCAGCTTACAGTGCTGAGTCGAACAACATCTCAACGCCGAAGGTGTCATCCAATTCGCCAACACCGTATACGGCAGTAGCGTTAAGCTCAAACGCTCGCAGTGATGCGTCACGCTGTGGCTCGATTTGGAAGTCACGCTTCATGGCGATAGCGAGTGCTTCAGGTGCGAATACCGCGCCTTTAGCGTCGTCGTTACCGTCAACAGTTACGTTTGCAGACTCGTAAACGTCGATGCCAGCAATTGTGCCGACATAAGCATTTACCATAGCGGTGTTTTGAGCATCACCACCATTAGGGTTTGCGAACGTGTTGGTTAGGTTAGCTTTCAACTGATACGCTTGGAAAGGGTGAACAACGGCGTACATTGGGCCGGTCACTTTGTTAGAGCGTAGAGTTGCAGCAGCCTTAAACAGATCAGCAACAGTGATCTCTTGTGCAGCGGCACCCAAAGAACTGCAGAAGCCGTCGAACAAAGCGATCAGGTCTTTATCCATCTTGGTAGCGATTGAGTTACCCAGAACAGTACCCAACTCTTCAGCAGGATTACCAGCACCCATTGCAGCAACGTCGGTCAATACAACCTGTGCGCCAACTTCACCAACCGTGATGTTACAGAGCGAGTGCTAACAGTCGTGATGGACATGTCAGTGCCTTCGGTTAAATCAGCAGCAGCGATTGCAGGGTACTTAGGCACCTGAATCGTCTTGCCGGCTTCAGCGCCGATGTCGTACGAGTAACCAAACCCATCATTAAGGATTGCTTCTTCAGCGGTGAATCGTGCCTGAGCGATAATGTTGACGAATAGATCGTCAAGGGTTGTGCTAGTTGTAGCAGCCATTGTAGTTCTCCAAAACTCAAAAGTGGTTAATTTGGTCATTCGCCTTCTTCATGGCAGCATAGGCTTCTCGCCCGCCGTCGTTCCAGTTTTCTACCATATCAGCCACCGATACAGGCTTCGGAGTAGAGCCACCAGCGTTACCCTGACTGCCCGCCCCTCCACCGGAGGCACGAACAAAATGCGGATTAGCCGTTAGGAAATCAGAAACCAACTCATCAACAGATAGTAGGTCGCCGCTTCCGTTGTATCGCGGGGTTCCAGAATCATCGAGAACTTCAACTCCACCGTCATCGGCTAGTCGAACTCGGTTCTTCAGTAACTGCGACACCTGATCAGGGGATACCGCTTCATGCTTACTTGCTGCGCTTAACAGTGATCCATCGACCAATGTTTGTTGCAACTTCTGCTTATATGCCGTGATCTCTTGATCTTTTTTCTCGACGGTTTGCTTCAGTATTGACTCGAATTCGCCGCGTTCCTTTTGGCGTTCTATTTCAGCCTGTTCACGCTCTTGCATGATTTTACGGGCTTCATCTAAGTCGATACCTTCGAGTTTCTTATCAGCTTTCCTGCGTTCTCGCGCTATGCGATCAGCAACAATGCGGTCTAACTCTTCTTGCGTAAACGTCTTGCTTTCCTGAGTAGTTTCGGTCGTCTCAGTCTCGACAGCTTCATCCATGACTTCTTCGCTCATGTAACGATTATCCTCTAATGAGTAACACGCCGAGTGTAACCCATCGCGGTATTTTTAATCCATCACTTTTTCTTGCCCGACTTCTTCTTCTTTTTCTTCTTCATCTTCGACGCTGGGCTGCTGTAATGGTTTGGCATTCTTCTTTCCCTTCTTGGTTTTTGGTTTCTCGATTGGCAGCAATTCATCAATCACCGCGTGTAATTCTTTGAAATCATCCGACTCGGTATCCGGTGCAGCCGCTTCTAGCGGTTCGATAAGTTGCCGAATAGCCGGGGGGATTGGCCTTCTGGCGCATAGGTTTGCTGCGCGATCTAGTTCTTTACTCATGTCACTCCACTATCGGTAACCAGTGATGCCGACAATTATACCCGCCTCGGACAATAAAAGGGTCGCCTGGTGCCTTGCCAGCCCAAGAACCTTGCCAGATGTCATTGATTTCATCTTCTGTGAACGTCTTTCCTACATGGTCGCGGCAGAACTGTCGGCTGTCTCGTATAACGTCGCCATAGTATTTGAACTTAGTTACACCAGCTTCATTAGCGGTGGCTTTAGTTATCGACGCGCTGTACTGGGCTAGGCTGTCATTCGCCATCTGCGTGGCATAACGCCGCATGTTGTTACCCAATCGGTCGCGGGCATAGATGTTGTGCAGTTTATCGACTGCATCTTGCTGCACTTTCCCGGTAGCTGTCTGCGCTACCTCGACCAGTTGCCTCGCTTCTTCATCATCGGACTGCTGATATACGCCATTGATTTGACCGCGTAACTCAACGATGAGATCGGCTTTGCTTCGGCCTGTTAGCGTGGATTGGTATATGCCAGTTGCTAGGGTATCTAGCTGCTGATCGGCGATTGCTTGAAAGCCTTGGAATGATAACTGCTGCAATGCTGAGATCGCTTCGGGTGCTACCCGCGTGAACGTGCCGAACTCGGAAAGCATCGCGTACTGTCTGCTGGCAACGTCAATATACTCATCGATCATAGCTTGCGCTTCAGATAAGAAATCGACCTCCATCAACCGGCGAACTTCTTGCCTAGCCTGAATCGACCATTCCAAATCGAATAGCTTGCCGTCGGTATCAGGTGCGCTGTTAACGTAAGACGTTATGTTCCCTTCTAGGCTTTGCAATACCCCAGCCATCCGACGCTGATGTTCATCAGTCAGGCGTTCTAGGAAATCCGCGTAATCGTCATTTGCGGCCATTACTCAGCCTGTACGGGAAACTGCCCTATAACTCGCGTCTCGGCTTCTATCTCGTTATGCGCCGCTGCTAGTTTCTCATCGTCTAACACTAGATCGGCGATCTGCTTATCAACTTCACGCTGCATAGTAGTAGACGGTACGCCGCTGGCTCTAACCTGCTGCAAGAACAATAGCTCTTTGTCGTAATCACGTAGATCAAACGCATCGGGGTAGAACACCTCAACGTCAGGGGTTACACCCAGCCAGTTGCAGAAATACGTCCAGACATGCTCTTCGGCTAACTCTAACAAATCAGCCTTCTCAGATAGCTTGGCGTTGAGCATCTGGAATTCAGGTCTGCATCGCTACGCCTGATTGCGTGATTGCTTCCGTCCCTCGTACTGCGCCCATATGAGCCATTCGGTTGATAGCCTCAACCTTGTCTTTGATTGATTCGCGTATCGAGTCGATGTTTTGACCACTAGGTTGTAACAGATACGGTTTCAGTCCTGCATCGCTATCTTCGGGCAAGTTGATAACCGAACCGGCACCAGCACTCGCGTCTGCGTCATAAGTCTTAACCAGTGACGGATGGTTGCTGATACGAATAAGCTGCTCGATCTCGCTTAACTCTTGATAGATGGCTTTCTGCATCAGCGAAACGTCACTTAGATCACTAATGCCTACGCCTCGAACGACACTGCGCGCAGCAGGCAAGAATGCCGCCGGGATCTTGCCCAATGGATTCGATACTTCTTCGATCTTTGTTTCAGCGTGGCCGTCATCTTTCCAGAACTCGATGGTGTCTTTGCGCCACAGCCTGTAATAACTAACGGTCGTTGTAGCATCTTCACGGTCTACTGACTCACGCAGCTTGAGATAGGTAAGTTCAAACCGCCCACTAGGGGTGCGCTCATATTTCCAATCAAATACGTTCTCAGGCGTGAACAGCGTTACGTAGGGTCGAATGTCTTGGTCTAGTTCTTCTGCTCGCGTCTGCGCGTTGCTTTGCGGTTTATCTACTAGAATCCAAACGTGACCATACACCGATGACCAGATTTGCGCTTGCTTCATAAACGAATTGAAGTTCATGCCATCAAGATCAGCGTCACTGATGAATGATTGCAGCGCGGGGTTATTAGCCAGGCTGTTATAACTTCTGACCGGCGGTACACGCCACAGAAACGATGAATAGATGTGAACAATGTTCCGGCAGTGGTTATCTACCGGAGTGAGTGAGATGCGACGGTTGTAATCGTCTTTTGATTCGTTGAGATACCCAGTCAGATATGAACCTGCTTGGTAATCCTCGCCGCCCATGTATGAGCGCAAATACAGCTCCCATCGTTCTTGGTTCTGATCATAATCGGGATGCTGGTATTCAAGAAATCGCATTAACTCCACCTCACCGGCTGCGGTACATCGTGTTCCTTACGAATCGGGAACATATACTCAATAAAGTAACCCAGTGCGTCGTTCATGTGATCGAACCCGTCATCCTTATTCGGCTGGCTGGTGCCTTCTTTATACGTTTGACGCTCTAGGCTGTTGACTACGTTTTTACAGTTGGGGCTAACAAATAGCCGCCGCTCTTGTTCGCTCGATAGCAGTCTGCTATTCACCGCGTTGATTCTATCACGAATTGCTGGGTGCCTTGTCCTAACTTTAACCTTGAAGCCCGCGTTTTGCAGTATGTTCAAATCCGTTCGACTCCCTGCGGATGTCTTACGCTGCGCCGATGCTGGGTCTGGGTAGATAGTAATTGGCTTGTCATTGTAACGCTGCCTGATCTCATCGACCATCTCATCAGTGTTCGAGCCATACATTACGACCTCATCAACCGCGTGAACTACCCCGCCATGCCTAACGCATACAACAGCCGACATCGGATCGACGTTGAAGTCCATTCCAATATGCAGCTCTTCGATTGGGCCTTTGTAGGTCTTAACTGACTGCTCACGGTTAAAGCCGTAGTAAATGATCCCGCTGTAGTTAACAAACCTCGCCTCATACTCTTGCTGAAACGTGCGCTCATCTAGGTCGTGCTTTGCTGCCTCGATCTCTTGCGCTTCTACGTTACCGCCCTCGATGGTCGTATATTGGAACGCTTGCCACGACTCGTAGCCATCAACACCCCTAGTCCATAGGTCATAGAAGTGGTTTCTGCCTTTCGGTGTTCCAATGAATAACGCTGAACCTTTGCGGTCTGATAGCGATGGCCGCAACACTTCATACCAAGCCTCTGGTCGCATATCCGCGAACTCATCCAGAACGACAAAATCTAACGCCCTGCCGCGCAGACTGTCCGGGTTTTCGGCACCTTTTAGTGAGATGGTTGACCCATTGCGAAGTGTGATGGTGAGTGACGTTTCGTTCTTGCGCTCAATATAGCCATCAGGAATTGACTCGATCAGCATTGCCCAAGCGATTTCTTTAGCCGCTTTGTAGGTTGGTGCAACATACCAGCAGTTGCGGCTTCTAGCGCCTAGGGCTACCCGCAACAGTTCGTAAATACATAGGAACGTTTTACCGAATCGTCTACCCGCTACAACTACCCTGAACCGGCAGTTGCGAAAAAAGATGTCATCCTGCGGCTTGGTTAGCTTCATCGGCTCGCTGTATCACTATCGGTTGCAAGTCAATCGGCGCGGCTTCTGGCTGATCCATCTGGCCTAACCAGTTCTTGCCTAGCCATATAAGCTGGGTGTTGTCCCCGTCCATTGCTTTGGTGTACTGCCTACGTCTGAGGCTCATTTTGCCCGCTGCGCTCTTTTGTTTGAAATAGTCCGAAAAACCGATGCCGTGATCGCGCTTACACGCTGCGTTTAGGGTGTCGTAATCTACACCAAGAACTGCTGCCTGCTCTTCGCCAGTGCAGTGTATCTCGCACATCGTATCGACTTGGTGCCAGTCTATTTCAGCCAAGGGTCTTGCCATTAGTTGTTAAAGCTTCCGTTTGTTCTGCTGGGACTATCGTGGCGGTAAAGCATAGATTCTAGCGCCTTGATCCGGCTAGGCATCGGCAGGTCTGAATAGTAAAAGACCCGCTTGCTTGCTGCTGTATGGGTTGTCCCTGTATGAACTTCACCATTCGGCATTGTATGAACTAGGCCCGCGTATATCGTGCCATCTTGATTGAACAGTAATACACCACGCATTTACTTCTCCGCCTCCAAGAATTTAAGCCGCGACTTTATCTCAACAAGCTGCAACTCTAGCTCCCTGACCCGTTGAACGCTGGCGTTCACTTCGGGCGGGGGCGTGAAGTTGTCAATCCAGTTATCGTTTTCTTCAACCTCGATCATCATCATAGCTTGTTCGCGCTCTAACAAGCCAAGGCGTTCAGTGATACCAAAGTATGCCCAAACACCTACAGCCGTTGCTCCAACCAAACTAAGCAAGTTTTTCAGCGGGATCGTCAGTTCTGAATCTTCGGAAACCTTAGCCACCAGCCTTGCCCTTCACTTTCTCATATCCGCGAATGCCTGACATTCCAAGCATTCCCAATAGAACCGGATACAGTAGATCCGATTGTATCTCAGGAACAGGCAACCAAATGCCCAGGAATGGGCTGACCACTACGTTGTAGGCCAACCCAATCCAACAAATATGGCCGATCATAGGTCGCCAACTTCGTTGTAGCCAGTTACCGCCAGCCTCAACTTTGGCTAGCTCGATCTGCGCTAGGCTTAATTCCTGCGCGTGATTGTCGGCCATCGTTGCGATTTCATGCGCTAACTGCGCCCGCTGGTCTTTATCCTCGACAAACTTGTCTAGGATGCCCGCTACAGGGCCGACTAGCTCTTTGACTATGCCTATTCCCATAAAATCGCGCTCTTGCTCGTTATGGTCAAAATAAACTCTTTGCCAACCTTTGCAAAGAATTCTCTACAGGTCGCCTTGGAATTGTAAACCATCGGCACCGTTTTTGTAATCTCCCAGCCGTTACCTAGCCCAATGCAGCCGTGTAGCTCTTTCGGCCAGTTTGCGGGGTGGATCAGTATATGGCTGCGATCAGGCACGTTGGTTAACTCTACGACGCCCTTAAATCTGTTGCCGTCGAATGGCTGACACTCATAGCTCGCTTCGGGTACGCATGACTTCCACGGCTTGTTGTCTAACCAAGGCCGCTCTACGGTGTAGCAGTGAAACCCGCAATCCGATGTCAGTTCGCCGAATGTCCCATCTTCTAAATACGCCAGCCGTTCTAGTTTTACAGTCTTCATATCACCTCAACATAGCAAATCGGATATTTTAACCCTTTTGCTACTCTAAACGAAAGGTTTACTTTTGGTTGGGTTTTTGTAATTATTTGCGGGTCGAAACAACTAAGAGAATCAAATGAACGACACATTCTATCGCGCTACTCAGGCGCTTAAAAAGCTGCCCGATATGTACGGGCTTTCTAGCAATAGGCCAGCACCTAAAAAGCTGACCGAGGCACAAATTGACCGCATCGGTGAGCTATACCAGCAAGGCTATACAAAGGCCGATATCTCGCGTGAGATGGGTTTAGCCCAAAGCACAATCTACAACGCGGTTCGCCGCTTTCTACGCTCGGAGTCAAACTAGTGAAAATACGATACATCTTGCTGGTTGCTTTAACCGTCATTCTAATGATGCAAGCCTCAACGATGGCTTTCGAGGATGAACTGCAAGAGGAAGCGGATTACATCACCAACGTCTGTGACGGCATCTGGCCTGACTTTAAGGGTCTAAGACCTACTTGCCCTGATCGGTTCGCCTACCAACCTTAAAATCTGTTCTTCTTCATCTTCAGGGGCTTCCTCGCCGGGGTCTGGCCCCTCGATTTCACCTTGGTCTTCGCAGATGACCGTAATGATCATTCCGGGCTGCATATCCTCAATCAGTATGTTCGCCATAATAACCCGCCCTTTTTTCGTAATCTGCTTGCTGCTGATGCTTGAATTCTTCGCGCTCGATCAGTTTAGCAAGTTGCGCTTGGGCGTGGTGTAAATTTTCGACTTCTTGCGTCTCAGCAAACGCCGTCACCGATTTAATAACCTCGGCATCAAGGTATCCCATACGTCGGGATACGATCAGGTCAATCGGATAGACTTCTTCAATCATGGATTTCTCGCAGATCGCCTTGGAATTCGTAAACTCCAGGCTTGTGTACCCTAACAAATTCGGGCATCAACAGAACCCCGTCGCGGATCGTTATTACAGCAAAGCCGCTGACCCAGTTCTTTGGCGAATCCTCGGCATACTCGAACGCTGCCGCATTAGGCTCTTGCATTGTGCCTAATTGAACCCCGTACCTAGTCCCGGTGTAATCAGTGAAGGGTTTGCATTCCTGCTGATGTGTGTGGCCTGTAACCATATTGACGCCGCCTTTCAGGACGTTGTTATACCCTGCGTGAACACCACCGTTCCATCTATGCTTAACGACCAGCTTTTGTAAATTGCCGAAATTGATATGCACAGACATATAGATCGACCAGCTTGGGAAAAAATCTTCGAGCCTAGTCCCCGTTAGCCCTCGCATTTCTGGCATCTGCATCGCTAGCCGTGACTCGAACCGAGAATCATGATTGCCTATTGTCCAAATCCGCTGCGCACTAGGTGCGGCTTTTTCTATTTCTTCGAGTCTTAGCTGTACGGCGTCCATCTCATCAGCCAACGCTGGGATGTATTCCCAACCCCTTGGCGGGTGTCGGCTAATGCTTGCGCCGTCAATCATATCGCCATTCAGGATGATCATATCAGGCTGTAGTTCTTTGGTTAGTTCAACGAATGCTAGGTGGGCGGTCGATACGGCATTAAGTTGGTAGTGCGCGTCTGATCCGATGATCACAACCAAGTTGTCGGCGTCGATCTCTTTGCGTACATGCTTGGCCGGAATATTTTGCTCAATCTTGTTAGGGTTACTGATCGTTCCGTGATCGGCTTCCAGTAATCTTCGCTTCTTATAGATGTTCCTAATGTTGAGATCGTATTTGCGCGCCATTCCAGATGCGCCGATTTTACGAAACTCAGCAATCCATTCTTGATGATTCAATCCCGTCTTGTCTTGATATTCTTGCACTGTTCTGCCTCATATAGTGATTAGTCACATGCGCCCAAATGAGTCCTTTCCAGCTCGTTCTGTACTGCAAATCAATATGATGTTGTTCTTGTTCCCAAACCTGTTTTGCAGCTTCATCCATCGCCCTAATCATTTTGGCGGCTATTTGTCGCGGCTTCACAGTACGCAATCAAAGCATTTTGACTGCCCCATCCCTGTATATTTCGGAAATTTTGAGCGAGCTTTCCGGGTTCTACAGTGTGAGCAAAAAAGTAATTCAACTGGTTGATACCCTTCTGCTTGGGCGATTGTACCGCCATTTTTCACAAAATTCTCAACGTCTTGCTGCAACCTTCTGCGTGATGCTTCACGTTTTGCGTTAAATGATGCCCTCAACTTATCCTCGCTTCGTGGTACTTAATATCCTGACTGAACCGCTTAATCATATCGCGGTAGTCTGCTGCGTATAACTTCCTGACCTTGCGCTGAACTTCCAGCATGTGTTCAACAAAGTCTTGGCCATAGTAGTCGATCATCCAGATCGTGTAAGCCTGAGCCGCTGAACCGTGTTTCATGCCCCAGTTATTGCAAGCCTTACACTGCGGGTGGACGTTCTCAACCTCCAGCGCCCAGTAGCTACTGCGACCCTTCGGGATGAAGTGACCGCCATCCATTTCCTTGTAATGTTTTGTAACGCCACACGTTACACAATCAGCATAACCGTGATCATCTGCGGCTGAGATTCTAGCCAGCAGTTGCAGTTTTTTCATCGCTTTCGAGCGCAGCGTTTCTGACACTAGCGAATGCCTCGCAGGTTGGCTTGTCGCGTTCTTTCGGCTTCAAAGTATTTGTTGCCTAGCTCGATCTGCATCTTAACCTTCTGTGCCGCGATGTTTTTATACTGAGCCTCCAGATACATTTCACGCCATTCGGTTTTTGCCCTGACTTCTTGCTGCGCTTTTGCTGCGCTCATCCCGCTGTCTATCATCGCTTTAGCTGTTGTCGCTTCTTGGCTTTTTAATCTGGCTTCGGCTTCCGCCGCCTCAGCTTGCGCGTCATCCCATTCATCAATGCGCTGGCTTAGTTTATCAAGAATCCGATCAAGCTGGTCTACTTCTCTATTCATGCCCTTCTCCGCCTTTTTGCGTATCTGATCCGCTGATACTTATCGAATCGGATCGTTGTTTCTGATGGTTGTAACGGTGGTAATTTGAGCCACGAATATGGCGCTTTGAAATCGTACTTCGCCAGTGTTGTGAAATACGCAACACCTGTTTTTCGGTTGTTAAGCACACAAAGCCCCAGCATTTCACGATAAAACCTTCTAATATCGTCAACGCTTGGGCCATCCATCGCTGAATAGGTAACCAGTTCACCATCCCGAACCTGTATGTCTTTGCCTTTTTTCTCAGGTAGCTCCCAATCGCATTTCGGGCATTGTCTAGCACTCTCAAAAATATGGCCGCAGCTATCGCAGACAATTCCATCGCTGTCTTTAATTTTCTTATCAAGTCTTTCCTGCGCGATTCGTTCATACAAATTCCCCGTTGGTTCTAATCCCCACGGCACTTCATCGCTGGCGAAGCCTAATCGGACAACATTACCAGCATGATCCAGCACCAAACAATCTTCTTTACCTTTGGCGGTTCTTAGTCCCCGGCCTAGCATTTGAAGGTGCAGAATGATCGACTGGGTTGGTCTAGCTAATACAACGCAATCCATCTCTGGTAAATCAAAGCCATAAGTTGCAACCATGCAGTTTGTCAGCACTTGAGTTTCGCCAGACCTAAACCGATCAAAGATGCCTTTGCGCTCGCCGATCTCAGTCATGCCATCAACGTGTTCAGCTTTCACGCCCTGCGATACAAAGCGATCTCGCACTAAGATGCTGTGCTTCACTCCAGCGCAGAAAACCACTGTTCGCCTACCTCCGGCAAGCTTCAGCCAGTGCTCAACAATATCGCCGACAATGTGCTGTTGCGACATCCGCTCTTGCAACTGGGTTTCGTTGTAGTCGTGTTTTTTGCGATCAATGGTTATCCCGTCTAGGTCTACTTGCGTCGGCGCGTAATATGTCGCTTTCGCCAGATGCCCCATATTCATCAACTCAGAAACCATCGGCGCTTGGATCATTACGTCGTAGGCTTCCCCTAATCCGCGCCCATCTCCCCGCGCTGGTGTCGCCGTCAGACCCAAGGATGTCAGTGCCGAGACCTTTGTAGTGATCAATAAGCTTTAACCAAGTCGGGCTGAGTGATAGGTGGCACTCATCGATGATTAGCAGGTCAGCTTCAGGCAGTTGGATCTTGCCGCTTTTACTTCTTGCGTGAAGTGTGTCTTTGGATGCGATCTGCAACGGACAGCCTAGCGTGTGATAGGTCATATCCTCGCCAGCCATGATGATGCCGTAATCATTCCCGAAGTCGTAACCAATCGCGTCGAACTTGTCGGCGGTCTGATCTACTAACTCACGGCGTGGCAGCAGGAACAAAACACGCTGGTCGTTTGTCAAATAATGATCAGCGATGGCCGCAGCCATGACCGTTTTGCCCGATCCCGTTGGTGCTTGTAGGATGATCGCTTCGTGTTTTGCTAGCTCTACGATTGACTGCTCAACCGCCCGTTGTTGGTATTCTCTTAGTTCCATTCCCGATCAATCCATACTTGAACAAAGTGATATTTACCTTTCAGGGATTCAATTAACGCCGTCAATTTTTTTTCGACAATTTCAGGGGTCACATAAGGCTTCATGCTTTCAATAACCAGCATTCCGTCAGGTTCGTCATACTGCTGACCTTTATCATCACAGCAGCAAATCGTGACCGTAGATTTGCCGTCCATCGCCAGAAACATAACAAAGGCGACTTGCGCCTTCCAATCACCGTTATCGAATGGATAAATGTTGTACGTTGCTAGTTCCATGACAGCCGTTGACCGCTCACTTTGACGGTAATACTTTGCCATCCAAGCAACCCTTAGTCAACTCTTGGTTTACTATTCAGATCAAAAAAATGGCCTGTTTCAAAAAGCCATAGTGACCGCTGGGTGCGTAGGGTGTCCTATCACCTGAAGGGATTGTAAGTTGAGGCTATATTTCCATCCAACCATTTCGCGGTATATGCAAGCTGGCTCAGACTTGTCCTACCCCATTGGGTCACGACACCTTTAACGGATGTTCAATTTCGCGCTGCACCAAAAGCGCGTAGCTTCTCAACGTTTGTCATCAGATTTGTTTCGCTCAACGGTTCAATACTGACTAGACCGCGCCCGTTAGGGTTTCTGCCACTTTGGTGGAGCTTGGAAAAGTAAGCAACCGACCCGCCACGGGAAGTAGGGGGAGGGGATGGGGGCCGGTGCTTATCCGTAGAATACGTCAGGACGAATCTCTTGGCGAGTTACATTGCCGCCAGTTAGCCGTTCAATCTCTACTACCCTCGTCGCAGGAATCTGCGTTCGCTTCCACTTTGAGATTGCTTGCGGCTGAACACCAAGATGCTTCGCTAAATCGCGCTGCGTCCCAATGTGCTTTTTGATTCTTCTGAAGATTTCTTGATCCATCCGGCGATCTTAATTCAGCCAAAACTAAAAATAAACCTTTTATTTGCTAAACGACGGGTTTATTATTCTTGCATCGGTTGGGAAGCCGATCACGAGAAACACTAAGAAAGGGGAAACCTATGATATGCAGATCCGACGAAGACCGTGGCAATCCACGCGCTCCATTTAACCAAGAATCCATTGATCCTAGTGATCGTGAATTTGAAGTCAACATCTTTCAAGAAGACACGCATTTTGCCTACGGCGTCAGTCACCTTGACCGACTAATCGGCGAGCAACTGCGACCTAGAAACCAGTGGTCGTACTCAACCCTCGACCTTGAACACGATGGCCGATCAACCGTTTGCGATCAGGATGGTCACGTTGTCGGATTGATTGAGGAAATCGAGGCATGAAAGTCAAAGAAGAACTCACCACTTTTTCTGAAGTGTTCGATGAGCTTGAAGCCGTCGTTCAAAACTCACCTTTGCCAAAATTCACCGAGGCTGATATGACTAAAACACCCGATCTGATTTCTTGGGAACTGAAACGACCCTGGCCTACCAACCAAGTCAAAGAACGCAAGGGGCCGGGAGGCAAGATGCTGTCATATGTTGATGCGCGTCAGGTCATGGCTAGACTTGATGCTGTAGTCGGCCCAGACGGTTGGCAGTCGCACTATTCAGAAATCGGAGGCAACTGCTGTTGCACCTTATCGGTAAAGATGGGCGATCAGTGGATCGCTAAATCTGACGGCGCTGGCGAAACCAGTATCGAAGGCGAGAAGGGTCAATTCAGTGACGCATTCAAACGCGCAGCCGTTTCTTTCGGCGTAGCTCGCTATCTATACCGTGACGGGCCGTTGTTGTCCCCAGAACAGTACGAAGAAAAATTACCAAGGCCAACAGCATGAAACTACCAAAGAACGGAATCAGTAAAACAGTGGTCGATAGAATTGTCGGCCACGATAAATATGGCGTAAGTGCGGCGGCGGTCATTGCAACCGCCAAAAAAGTTCACAGTGACGCGACTGAAAAACAGATCCGCAAGGCGCTGGATAACTGCATTCAACGCGGCTACCTCACGCGCACTCAGAAGGGTCGCTATAAGCCCCAAAATCGGCCCTCTAGCGCGGTAATAACGCCGATTGACGCTAACCCGACCCAAACCCCAAGGGTCACTACCGAAACGCCTGAAAAGGCAAAAATTAACAACAAACGGATTCTCGGCGCTTGCGTCTTTGCGTCCTTAGTTGTGTCAGCTTTCGTAACTTTACTGCTAGGAAATTAGAATGGAAAAACAATTTGTTGATGGTCTGCGAGCATTCAAACCGAATGAAAAATCGCCCGACTTCATCAAGGCCAACGTAGTGATCCACACTGCCGACCTTGTGAAATGGCTAGAAACCCAGCCAGAAAAGATCAAGATTGATCTCAAAGAATCACAAAAAGGTTCCTGGTACATGGAGGTGAATACTTGGAAGCCGACCGCTGAGCCGACCACGCCGCCGCAGCCGACCAATGATGAGCTTTTAGAGGATGTGCCGTTTTGACCGGGGCCTATAAAGTGTCTGAGGATCAAAGGTATATTGCCATCCAATACCCTGCGCGTTGGGAAGAACTGCCCCACAGTGACAAAATCGCTGAATTGATGAAGCTAAAAGGCCGAGTCTTGGCAACCATCAACGCCATCGAAATTGATGAAATGTATGAACGCCTCGACCGTAAGTGAAGAAGATCTCTATGGCGCTACGGTGTCCGATGATCGGCAGAGTGTTCCGTTGGAATTCTTTGTCGATTATTTGGACGCTGTGAAGCGCAACTGGGATTCGATCTCAGAGTTCAAGTTGGCCTGTCTTGAAGAAGATAAAGACGCAGCCCGCAGCGCGTTGGGTGACATCCCGCAAGCCGATGAGCTTCTGTTGTGGCGAGCGCCAACGAAGGGGTCAGTTTTTACAACGAAAGAGCGCGGGTTCCTGAAGTCTTAGTCCCGAACCAATATGGCTTCAATAAATATGGCGGCTTCGTTACTCGATGCGCTGGATCTAGCCTCAAAGTGGAAAGTCTGTTTTTTCCTCTATCTTGAACGGCACCTGACGGTCATAGCTAACCTTGCGAATCTGCAAACGTAGCCTCGGCAACCTTTAGGGTTCTGCCCGCGCTATTAGTAACCACGTTCCTGATAACCAAATACTGATTGCCGTTGGCTGTTGCGGAATTACAGTCAATGCGGAATATGTACAGGCTATGGCCCGCCGGTACGGTGTAAACGGATGACTGGGTTGTCCCTAACGTGGCCTCGATGTAGGCGTAGGTTGTGCCGCCGTTTGTTATTGAGATGTTCCCGGTAGCATTACCGTTTAAGATGATCGCGCTATTGATCCGGTAAAATAATACGCTGCCAGTTACCGCAGTCGTGCCATCTGATCCATCGGTCGTTAGTGTTTCAGTGACCTCGGCATAGGTTGCATCGAGTCCCGTAATCTTAACCTGCAAACCAGTATCGCCAGATGCAGAACTTGCCACTGACATCGCAACGCCAGAAGATGGATAGGCGTAATTGCCACCATTGTTCCATATGGTTTCAAAGGATGCCCCTATGGATCGATTGAATCCAAAGATGTTAACCGCAGTTGAATCATAGATATTGCCTTTAGCGACATCATATAGGAATTCAGTCGTCGGCCTTGTCGAGTTGTACTGGTACATCTAACGCCTCTTTGATCTTGGCCGCGTGATGACTCATTGCGGCTTGCAGTTCTTCATAGTTTAGCAGGGTTTGATGAACTTGTTTTTGCAGTTCTTGAATGCGCTCAACTCTGGCTTTTGCTTCTTCATTCAGATCTTCTTCAGCATATTCGACTTCATCAATTGTAATCATCGGCGTCCCCGTTTGGTTGAGTCGATACTTTATCAGAATCGAGTGCGCATAACAGCAAAATAGAGTAGTGGGCGATTTTCAACGCCTCCATTCGCTTGGCGTCTTTCTTACCAAACCGACTGGCATACTTAATGAGATTCCCGCAGCAGTATTCTTCACCGATACCTGAGCTAATAATCAGATCAATAGCCTGAGTTTTGCCACTGTAGTGCTGGGAGTAAGTTTTCTGGATGTATTCTTCTAGCTCGATAAGCTTGGCGGCTTCTTTCATTCTTTAGTCTTTGGCGGATCTCGCAGTAATAACTTTGTGCCTACATCCGCAACCGGCACCAGTCTAGGTTCACAGAATGCGTCAAAATGTTTTGTTTTGGGCATTACGATTTGATGCTTTGAAACGTCCTGATGCAGTAAAGCGGTTTTGTATTCTAGGCAACTGGTCAGTTCGCGGAATGCTAACTCTAAGCGCGGCTCGCCTTTTTCGAGAATCATCAAAACAAAGATGAGCATTGTATCCACTAGATTCTCCGCTTCTGCTTGATGGCTTGAGTCTTAACCGCTTTCGGCTTCATTAACTCCCAAGTCAGGATAACAAGCTTGGAATCCCACGCAGTCCCCAGAACCCTCGGCCCTTGATTCCTGACATAAACCGTCGCGCCATACCCGCATTTCTTGTGATTGAACTGCAACCACTTGATGGCTACAGCCTGGCGTTTTGCCGGTGGCTGAACATAGCGAAGGTTTCGATATTCGCGCATGTCACAAAACAGCTTTGGCCGCTCCGGGTCATAAACTACTTGGCTAGAAGTGCCTGCACCAATGCTTGGATCTGCTCGTTCGTTTTCTCTTGGATCTTTTCCTGCCGACTGAGCGATTCGATTACGGCCTGAACCTTCTGATCCGTTACGGCTATCGCTTGGCCGTTCTGCTGGGATTTTTTTATTGCTTCTTCCGCTACCGCCTCAATACGTTCTCTGGCTTCATCTGCGTGACTTACGTTGGCGCTCATGGCCGCATAGCCCATCAAAAACGAGACTACAGCAGCGCCGATTGGTAGCAGATAAGTGGGGATTCTTATGGCTTCAGACATATGTACCTCAGAAAAAGTGCGATGTTATTACTGTTGCAGCCGTCGCTAGTGCTGTCGTGATTACCAACCATGCGAGCTTTTCCCATCTCGCAGCGTGAGCGTCAGTGGCCGACCGCAGTTGCTTTAACTCAATCAATGCCTCACCCCATCGCCGACCACAAACTTCTTCGTGTTTTGCGATGCGTTCGAGGGCATCTAAGGCCAGATTGCGCTCTTCTTTGGTCATTCTTTGGCTTTCCCAAAATTCAAAGCGATGTACTCAATAGCCGGATAAATATACTTGGCATATATCGCATCATCTTTTGGGGTTGGGGTTGCTGCGCAAATCGCAGAACACAAAACCGACAAAGTAGGTAACAGAGCAATAATTTCGACTAATTCCACGGCGTACCACTCGCTTGAACTGGGTTCTTAGATAACTCAATCTGGTTAGCAACGCTGGCCTCGCATGACTCGACCTGATCACCTAACGCAGCCTTTGCCCATTCTACAGCATCATCGTGAGTTATGTCGCCCCATTCGGTAAAGGCATCTGCATCTGGTGCTTCTAGCCCCACAGTGCCGTAGCAGCGGCCATGATGCTCACCATCTGAGTCCGTACATTGCCAGTGCAGTATGTTGACCACCCCCTCTAAACCACTTTCTGAGTCGTTTAGCGTTCGTTCCATTGTTGAGACTTGCCATTGCATTTTTATGCTCCTTAAATTGCTGAAATGATGAACGCTAAAAGTTCTGAATAGCGCACACCCATTCGTGTACGTTCTTCGCCTGTTTCTTCGTCAGTCCATGTGCTTGAAATGAACATTGCATAGCGCCCAGCGTCTAAGCCTTCGGCTGTGAATGCGTCTTGCAGGTCTTGTGCAATGATTCCGAAGTGGATACGGGCATCGTCGCCCTTTTCTTCAACAGCAGACTTCCAACGGAACTTACGCAGTAAGCCTTTAGCGGCTTCAGCTACGCGCTGTTCTGCGTCAGATAGTGCTTCAATGTCTTGCTTTTCGTTACGGTCAGAGGTTTGGATTGTGCCGTTAGTGGCGTAAATGTCGTCAAATCTACTTCCTGCAGAACCCAAATCAATAATATTATCTCTGGAGGCACCGTTAGTGCCACAAGGTATTACTCTATTTGCACTAGAATATCTTAAACCAGAATTATTAGCTTCAACATACAATGAGTCTCCGCCTTCGCTACCAATCGCCCCTACGTTAGTAATACTGCCGCTTGCTTCCTTGAAGAACGCAACCAAAATGCCATCACTGCCACGCCTTCTGAGATTTAGCGGTTGACCACCAGACTTTGAGATGTCTGTCCTGCCATCCGAATAGATAGTAACGCCATCATGCAGATTGCTTGCTGTGTTTACTGCATCAGTAGTCCCCACAAGCAAATTGCCGCTGCTGTCGATGCGCATGCGTTCTACTGGACTTGCTGAGCCATCTGAGGTTGTGTGAAAAGTTAATCGCCCCGGATAGTCAGTGTTGCCCCATTGCGCGTCCGATACGCCTTGAATCTTTGCGCCGACGCCGTTCCAGTCTGTCCGAAACTCAATAATTCCTAACTCTTGGTTTGCGGCTGGCCAGCTTGTTGTGTGGTTGAATGCAATGGTTGGGTGAGCATCTTCCAGCGTGAGCAGTTTTTCAGGCCCAGATGTCCCCAGCCCCAAGCGGCCGCTACTATCAATTCGCGCAGCTTCAGCGCCAGCGGTATC